AGCCCTGCGCCGTCGCTCGCTTGCACCACGGTGTCGTGCGCGTAGGTAGTCAGCGCTTTGTAAGCGGCGATTTCAGCCGGAGTGAGCGGGGTTTCGATGGGGGTGGCGAGACAGTAAGATATGCTCGCGTCTGGGCGCGATTTAAGCCATTCGGAAAAGGCATCGACCGAATTAACGCCTGAACCAACCTTAAACTGTAGCGTTACGCTTTTGACCCACACATAGCATCTACAGCTCTCTTTCATCTCGATATCATAAGCAACGCCGTCAAAAACAGCATATTGACATAAAGAATATCCTTGCGTTGTGCCGTCTTGCGATGCAGGAACGTCAGAAATAAAAGTGTCGCTTTTGTTTGTCGGTGTGAGTTCATGTCGCCACAACAAGCCATCTAATTTTAGTCGATTTACTCTCTGCACCCGTACCCCTCTCTCCAAGTCCACCTCGTCGCAAACCCACTGCTGTCCCTGCGGGTCAGTGTAGTTTTCGCCAGATCGGACAGGGACGCCGGGTAAGCCGTTTGGAGTGGGTAGGGTGATCGTCTGCTGTCCATCTGCACCATCTCCGACCGTCACCAAGATTGTTCCGCCGTCACCAGCGCTCACAATCGGCACCGGGTTGTCCGGCCTAGGTGTGCCGTCCTGCGTACTTCTGCCGTACACGGTCAGACCGCGCAGCGGCGCGGCGAATGCATCATCAACGGAAATCGGGTTGCCCGTCTCGCTGCCCACAAGGATGTTCTGCCGGGCTGCATCCGCCGCCCCGATGTTCTCCCTTGCCTGCGCCTTTTGCGCATCATCAAGCGTCTGCGCCGTATACAGCACAACTTCCTGTGGCGCGTCTTTTCCCGGGTCGCCCTTTTCGCCTTTCTCGCCCGTGTCGCCCTTCATCCCCTGCGGAATCGTAAATTCCACCATCGGGTTTTCCGCCGTGCCGCTCTGCGTAACGCTCGCCGCCGTCCCGGCCTCGCCCGTCACGGCCGTGACGGTAAACCTTGGCGTTGCGCCCGTCGCGCCCGGGCTTCCATCCCTGCCGGGGTCGCCCTTCTCTCCTTTCTCGCCTCGCGCGCCCGGTGCGCCCGGATCGCCCTTGTCGCCTTTCGCGCCGGGGTCGCCCTTTTCGCCCTGCGGGCCTTGCGGGCCTACAAAGTCGCCGTTGTCCAACCGCCGCTGTACTTCGTCCGCGACTGCCTGCGCGGCGTTTCCCGCTCGCTCAACGTCGGCCAGTGTGCCAGTTGCTTTGTCGATCCATGTTTTAACCGGATCGGGTGCTGGGGCAGTTGCGTTGCCAAGAGACTCACCGACTCGCGTGCAGGCAATCGCAGTCTTGATGACCGTGCCATCCGCGTCTTGGATTGTGATTTGGGCTTGCCCTCTTCCGGTCTTATCGCCGATATCCGCGTCCGTGATCTCCCACGTCAGGATACCGCTCTCTTGCTTCACCGTCGCCGGATACTCCTCCCGGCCAGGCGGCTTGACCGTGATCGACGCAATAGCATCCGGATATTGGCTCAATATGCTTTTTATGTCGATCAGTACCCGCGTCGCGCGATTTTCGCCGACACGCCCAAGCAGCAGCGCTTGATCGCCAAAACGATCAAGCGACAGAATGATATCACACATTACGCTCTCCCACCCTCGTTTAACTCAGATTCAAATAGCACCTGCGCCCTTACGCTTCCGCTTCCGCCTGAACAGTCGCCGCGCTCCAAGTGTCGGATTTATACACACCCCCAACGCCGTTGATGACCGCGCAGTATACCGACTTGCACTTGCTGATGTTGGCCTGCAAGTCGCTGTGATAGCGCACAAGCGCCTCGTCGAGCGTGTCAAAGCCGCGCAGATCGCGAGCTTCCGCGCCGTCGGTAGCCGTCAAAATTTTAATGCTGTAGTATCTCATTCGATTCGTCCCCCTTTTAGTACAGTCTAATTATGCTTACAGTCGCCGAGGCTTCGTCAGTCGAGGTAATCTTCAGTTGCGCATTTTCCCATTTGCAGCTGATAGAATTACGATCACTTGCCGGGGCAATCCGATGTACAAATCCGCTTGTCCCTTCTCCACGCACCAAAAATACAGCAGCCGAAGCGTAGTTATACGCAATAACGAGATACCCTCCGGTAGATGCGACAGGGTACGTTACGGATCGTGCTTTGTCCAACTTACTGCTGAAATACTCTTTAACGTATGCCTTGCTCAGCGTGTCGCCTTGCGCTTTCAATTCGTTGGTCACGCTACATTGTGCCCAATCGCTGCCATTTCCCGGTTCTGCCGATGTTTGCACAGCCGCCTTGTATAAGTTGTCGTTATAGATGCAGTACGTGCCTTTTTCGTATGTTTGTCCTGTTTGCCACGCATCAGATACGATTGACTTATTTGCTTTCTCGTCCTTCAGCCGGTCAAGCGTATCCCCCGTTGCTTTCGCGTCCGCAGCCTCTCCCGCTTGCGTCAGCGTCGCGTCCGTGCCGGAGAGCGCCCCAACGTCCGCCGCGGTCGGCATCCAGTCGTCAGCACGCGCCCCAACGTCCGCTGCTGTCAGCTCGACTTTTCCCGCGCTGTCCGGGGTCTTGCCGTTGATCGTTAGGCTCCCGATGTTCCCCGTGTCGCCGCGCGGGATCGTCAGCTCGATCACCGGCGCTTCCGCCGTGCCGGTCTGCTTGACGCTCGCCGCCGTTCCCGGTTCGCCGGTCTTGACTTGCACTGTGATCTGAGGCGTTGCGCCTGTGCTGCCACGCGGGATCGTCAATGCGATTACCGGCGCTTCTGCGGTACCGCTCTGTGTGACACTGGCCTCTGTTCCCGGTTCACCCGTTTCCACCTGTACCGTCATCTGCGGCGTTTTACCAGTAAGACCTTGAGGACCCCGAAGTTGTTCGATTTGCGCCTCAGTCAAGTCTTCAAAGCGCATGCTTCCATCCTTGCCGGGAGGCCCCGGGGGGCCTTGATAGCGGTCATTAAGTTTTACAGACACGTGGACTGAGGTATTTAGAATCTCAGCCGTCGCTACACGTTTTTCATCGCTCATTCTTGGCTCACCGCCTTTGCTACCTTAAAATCCCCGGGTTCCAGAATCCGATGCTCGTCTGCGAGCACGAACTCTACTTGCCATTTATAGGTTCCGTCAGGGTATTCCACCGTGTCCGCGTGTAGGAACGACCACAGAAAGCGATTGTTTTCCAGGTCTGCGGTTTCAATAGCTTGCGCCAGCAGATCTCCGCGACTGCCTGACTGCGAAATTTTCCTGATGGACAGTATTGCGTAGTCACCTTCAAGGAGCTTGATATCTACCATATCGACGACCAAAACGCCGTCGTCGCCAGAAATCAAGCTGATGTTCAATCCGTCAATCTTAAACATCTCAGATCACCCCGCAAACAGCCGCATGTAGGTTTGTACATCCATTTGATTTCCCTTAACCGCGTCTACGGCTCTATTACGTACCAGCCGCCTATACCCCGTCGGGATGTCACAGAATGGCTTGCGTCCTTCTAGCACATCGTTAAACCATGCGTCAGTTACGCTGGCATTAGGGGTGTTTTCATTAGTCGGAATCCTAATCTTCAATTTAATCCACTCCTATCGTGTCACGCGGGCTTTTCAAGCTTCACTAACACGCTACCGTTTTTGTTGCGCTGGATGATTGTGAGTTCAGTAAATCCTTCATAGACTTCGGTTACGCCGGGTTTCGCCTTGTCTGTCTTTTCAATTTTGCTGTTGCCCTCGAAGTCAGCGGCAATTTCCGACAGCAGCCGATTATCGGGGATCTCGATCATCAGGCTTCCCGATGCGCTTGTCGGGCCGAATGCCCAATTTACATCAAGCGTCTTGCCCTTGCTCGTCGCGATTTTCATTTTCACTTTCCTCCCTCTGAACCTTTTCGATTGCATCAACACAATTATTGATTGATTGCATCGCTCCTGCAAGCAATTCAGCGTCAGCACCAAGCACATGGACGCGGGCAAGCGCCGCGTTAACGTTGCGCAGAAGTATGTTGATTTTCATGTTTCCTCCTATGCCATCAAAAGTGTGAATGTGTCAGTGCTTACGCTGGCGCACTCGTAAAACTCCATATTTGATGTTCCTGACGGAGCCATTGCATACCGTTTTTTCCTGGTCACACCGGTCACGACCGTCACGCTTTCCCAGCGCGCCTGTTTTCCGCCGATATTGATACTGCTAATCTCCGCATAGTTGGCGCTCAAAGATTTAGTATTCAAGGCTGCTGTTGTCACGTATGAGCTGTCGGTGATTTTGATTTCCGCAATTTCCGCGTTAAATTTGGACAACGTTACATATCCATCCAGTGTGATCTTGTCCGCTTTCAGCTCGATTTCGCTGTTCAGACCGTCAATCTTGACCTCTGCGGACTTGATATCCCCTTCTGCTGTTTCGACGCGCCCGACAAGGCCGATCTGCCCGTCTGCGCCGTTCAGCGTGATCTCCGCTGACGAGATGCGTCCTTCCACCCCATCGACACGCCCGGTAATAAGCTGTATCTGGGCTTTATCCTCGTCAATATCGATTTCCGCGTAGGACAGGCGGTCTTCCATAGCCTTTTGTTTTTGCCCAAATCCGCGCATCTGTCCGCCGACGGCCTGTCGATAGCCGTATTCGTCGCGCTCTTGTTTAGGCAAAACCTCACGCGACTTATTGCCGCTGGCAGACAGCGTAGTTCTGGCCGAGCCGTTCCAGCTCATTTGCTGGCTAAACACGGGCAACAGCTCTTCTCCGCTATCCGTCTGGATTTTTAAGATATCTCCGGGATCAAGGGAGAAATCGCCGAATGTGTTTGCATAGCTGGGCTTATAGCTCGGCATGCTTTTCATCCGATCCAGAAGATCATCCGTGTATGCCACGATTTCACACCTCCCATCAAGTGATAACCGCAGCAATCGGGTTATCGACGATGTACAGGGAGTTCACGCCCGCCCCGGTAATCACGTCATCCCCCGCGCTGTCGCGGATGATGAGCCTGTCCACGCCTGCCCTTGTATAATACCCGACATCGTATTCGCTGTAGTCATGCGCCGTCAGCGAATACCCGGCGTAACTGAACCACTTTAATTCAAGCGCACCGTCTCGGTTAATGTGGGCAAAGCAACCGCTAAGCTCCGCACACCAGCCCAGAATATCCCGATACGTAGCTTTGGCAAAGGCTTCCGGCGCAGACGAAACCGTTCTTTCACCGTTCACCATTTGCGTAGACCCAAGGGTAACGCCTACGACCTTACACACTTGGCCTACAAGGTTTTGAAGGGTTGTAGGAAAAGCGATAGACCCCTCTTTGTACTGGGTATCGAACAGGCTCATTGCGTCATAGGCGTCAATAGACAGCGTTTTTCGCGAGTTAAACACCGGCTTTTCTGCATAAAACACGCCGAGCGGGACCATTTCGTAGATATCGGTGCTCGTCGGGGCGAAAACCATAAGATTGTTTTCATCTTTGATGCCCGTACCGCGTGTGCCCTTATGCCCGAAGCATACGCCGTAGTTCATCGTCTTCCACGCGACAGCCGCCTTTTGAATCGGTGGTGCGTAAAACGTAAAATCCCCGGCGATGAGTTCTCCGTTTTTGAACGCGAACTTCTGCGTTTGATTTTTCGTAAACACCAAGAGCTTATCATTGAGAAGCGCAAGCGCTTCTACTCGCTCGGTCACACCGCTTACAGCGGCATCATTGAGCGTGAGAAACGGGGCTTTATCATTTCCGCGAATCCGAAAACTCCCGGTGTCGATTCTACACACGCAGTTAGGTGATTCGTAAATGACGTTCGTCCGAACCCCAAGATACGCCTTGAAAGCGCCGAAATCATATCCCGTCCACGTATTGTCATCATTCAGGAGGTCAAAGGATAGCATTGCCGCCGAGCACCCGCCCGGTGCAAAATCCTCACCCTCATTAACGCTCGCCTGATAGCCGATGCCGCCGGAAGATATATTGATATCTCGTGACGTTACAACCGCGTCGTCAAACAGAAGGAGAGGTAATTGAAGCTCATCTTCTCGAATTGCTTCATGGAACGCCTCACTTACCGCGTACATCCTACCCCTCCTAAATTTCGATGATGTTGACCTTGAAATCGCCGATCCAGCGTTCTCTATTCGCGTCGATGCACTTCTTGGCTTCCCAATTTCGGTCACCACAGTACGCGATAATCGTCTGCGCGCCTTCAATAGGGTCCGGATAGGTAAACTGAAATCGGTCGCCCTTATTCATAAGCCCGCCCATTTCCTTCATGGTCTCCCAGAAAATGCCGTTCCATTCCAGATTGACGTGACACTTCATCGCCACTTTGTTACGGCGAATGTCACCGCTGGCGTCACGCTCGCCAAGCGTGTCCAAGTCGCTTTGAGCGCCCTTGAAGGAAGAGGGATCAGGGATGGGAACACCGTTAATGGAGAACCCCATTTTGTAGTTGATAGCCATCCCTTAACCCCCTGTCGTTCTTGCGTACATCCTCGCGCTCTGGCTCTGCATGCGCCCCCATGCGGCGCTGGGCTCGGCTCTGGCGACAAATTCTTTGCTGGCCAGTCTACGCATAGCCTCGGTCTGCTGCTGCTGTGCGGAAACCATGCGTTCAATGGCACGGCTCACGGCGCGCTCGATACCGGCTTCGATCTGGTCATTGTTCGCGACGGCGGTATGCCCGTTGATCGTTCCGACTAATTCAGGACCCGCCTCGCGCGCGAGGAACATCTGACCAGCGTCCGGGAAACCGCCGGATGCAAAAGACCGGCCAGCCGGATTACCAAAGTTTTTGAAAATCCCGGATATCTTGTTCGCAGTCTTTGTAGACCACGATTTCAACCCGTTTCGGGAGCCGCCCGATGTGTCAATATTCACACCCGGAATAAGGTTTGCAATCGCCGTCGTGACCGACGTATACCCCTCTGCAATCGCGCCTGTGATGCCGCTGATAACGCCCTGACCAATGGCGCTACCGAGTGTCTGCGCCGCCGTAATAACCGGGTTATCCGATTTATTAAGCCAGTCTTTGAGCCATACCAAGGGGCTATCTACGCTCGTAGTAAGCCACGTAAACAGGTCACTGAGGATTTTGCCAAGCGTACCAATCGGATCATTGCCAAAGGTTTCCCAGTCAATGCCGTTTTCCGCAAAGTACGCTTTGATTTCATTAACGCGGTCTTTAATCCACGTAATTACGGGTCCGAAGATGGAAACAAGCGCGTTTCTACCCTCCGCCATGATCGTGGCAATCGGCCTGAAACCGAAGGCATCCTCAAAAGCATCGTCAAACGGCTGTACGATATTGGTGTCTAGCCAAACACGGATGTCGTTAAAAACCGTGCTGTTTACGATTCCGTCATACACGCCTTGAATGATGTTGCCGCCCGCGCCGTCAATATACGGCTTAAAGTACGCGACAAGATCAGACCACATCTGCGAAAGAAACGGCGTAAACATTTGCGTCGCGGCAACTGCCGCTTCACCCAGCGTGTTAAAGATGCCTGATACAATCTCGCGGGCATTCGTCGCGTTAATCAGGCTCGAAAGCTCAGTTTTGAGGTCTTCACCGATTTTTGCCCAGTCAGTTTCCTTAAACCAGTTATTAAAGCTGTTCAATGCGCCAGTCACGGTACCGTTGATCGCCCTTCCGATGCTCGCGCCCCATCCCGGCGTATTGATGAACCCAATGAACGTATCAAAGAGAAGCGTCACTTTTCGCGAGATGATCTCGCCGAGCGCATGGAAATTGATCTGGTTCAGCCCATTAGTGACGAGCGTCGAGATCTTTTCACCGATTTTTCTGGCATCGAGCTTGTTGAGAAAAGCCGCCAGGGTCTCAATGCCCGCGCTGAGTTTCTTGCCAAGATTGTTACCTATTTCAAAGGCGTTGACTTTCTCGATAATGCCGTTGACCTTAGCGGCCAGCAGGCTTCCAAGTCCCGCCCAATCTTGAGCGTTAATCGCGTCGCGAATCTGCTTGGTGAACGCGAGGATATCAGAATCAATGCTGGATTCCTCGAACATCCCACTAATAGCCCCGCTACTACCACCTCCGCCCCCGCTGTTTTTACTAGCGATGACGTTCAGCTCATCAAAGTCGGCCAATGCACCTTTTGCGGCTTTTCCCGCGCCGGACGCTGCCGCGCCAAATTTAGACGCTTGATTCTTGGCCTTAATAAACACGCCGGAGCCGCCGAGCGCCGCAAACAGTTGATTGATTGCGTTGAGGAACTGGACAATTACGTTAGTCGCCGCCTGAATATAAGGGACGAACATGTTAATCAGCGGAGCCGCTGCCGCGCCAATGCTGTTGCGGATCAGTTGCAGCGCTGTAGACATGCTGTTTAGGCTGCTGACAATCTGCTTGGAAAACGCCGATCCGCTAGCCTTAGCAAAGTTATAAAGGTTTGTGATGCCTTCCTTGAGCCCCTTATTGATTTGCGTTACCATTTGTCGGAACGTGCGCGTCACCGCCAAACGACCAAGCCGCTTGAAGAACTTTCCAATCGCCGAGTAGGCGTTCATAACAGTCGTTGCAAAACTCTTAAAGGGGTATATCAGCGCTTGACCGACGACTTGCCCGATTTTCAGCACGCTGCTTCCTACGCTGCTAAGGATTTTGCTCACGCCCGAGACAATGCTGCTAAAGGCGCTCTTAATCACAGAAACCGCGCTGAGGAAGACGCTCTTTAGCGCGCCCGCAACTTTTCCGGCTATGGGTATCACCGCGTTCCCGATTTTACCGAGAACGTTTATAACCCCTGAAAAAGCGCTACCTACAGTCTTGACAGCGGACATTGCCTTGCCGCCAAAGCTGTTTTCAAACTCCAAGCGCTTGACCTTTTCCCGCAGTTTAGGAAGCGTCTCTAGGAGCTTAACCTTTTCGCGCAGATTAGCCAATTCCTGATCCACTTCTGCGGATTGAGAGTACGCGCCGGAGCGGATTGCCTCTTCCTTGGCCTGCAATTTTTGAAGCGTCAGGTTTTCGGCAATGTATTCACGCATGACTTTAAGCTCCATGCGCCATTCCTCGCCCTTGTCCTGACCGGCAAAGCCCCATTCCTTTTCTTTTTGGAGCTTCGGAAGCGTTACGTACTCGCGCTTCAAATCCTGGATGGCCTTGATCTGCTCTCGAATCGCTTTAGCATGCTCTTGAGCGGCCTTCGTGGCTTTCATCTCTTTATCGTAGGCCGTCATGTATGCCGACGGGCTGCCCGATTCCATCTGCCGGCCGTACAAGCCCTTGCCGTCATCCCGGAAAGAGAAATCCTTGATCCCGGACACTCGACGGCTTTTCTGATACGACCGCGCTATGATGTCAGCGATTTCTTCATCCGACTGCCGCTTAAAGCTAGTCCTTGCCGTCTCCTGAGCCTGCAACCCGGCAAGCCGTTCTTCGTCCTTGGCAAGCCGAAGCCTAGCTTTTTCTCTCCGCACTTCTGCCGCGCGTTCGCGAATGGCCGCAAGCTCCGGGTCTGCCGGCTTTCTCGACCGCCCTGAACCTCCTGTCGCGCCGCTGACCGTGGCCTTGGCGGCCTTCACGGATTCCTTGAGGTTTTCGGTAAAACGGGATACATCCTGATTGTTCAGCTTGCTCATGCTGGCCGTCAAGTCATTGACGGCGGCTCCAAGCTGCTCAACAAGCCGGATGGTGTTCTGCATCCCCTTACCGTTGCTGGATTTATCAATGGCGCTCAAGCCCTTTGCAAGCTCTTTCATAGAGCCTACAAAGCCGGAAACGCCGAAAGACTTCGTGATCTGGGAGATTCTGCTGATCGTCTGTTCAAGGCTTTTAATTTTGGTTTCGGCCTCCGCAATTTCAGCAGTAATGCGTATGCTTACGTCATTTACCTGCTCGTCAGCCATTGGCCATCTCCCCTTTCTTTTTTAGATTCTTGTTGATCGGCTTCATAAACATCGCCATGAACATTTCGCAGCTTTCGTCAACCTTTGCTTCAAGCTCCTGCTCGTTTTCGGTATCCCGCCTCGGCCGGAGGTCAAACGGCTTTTCCAAGTAAGGATCCGCTTTCGGATTACGGCTCCCGAAGGCCAGCATCGGCGCGATACACCCCATCGCCTGATAAAAATACGCGCCTAGCAGCCAAGCGTCGGTATTGGCTCTCTCCTGCCTAATCTCATCCGCTTTCCTGTAGGCGCGTACTAACATGCCGTCCTGATTCCAATATTGGTCATAGGTCATGCCTATGCTCAAATAATAGGGAAACCATTCTTCAAAGCATTCACTCATTCGAGGTGACTTTTTGGGTGTGGCCGCCGCGTTTACTCCATCACCCAGCCGAAGTTTCCCTCGTCTTCGTCTTCATCTTCGCCATCTTCGCCAAACATGGCCTTAAACGGTTCCGAATACAATTCAGTCAGGGCATGCAGGAGCTTTGTCTTGCCCTTCTGCGCGTCGAAAATCTCATTGACCAGCTCCTGCTTTACCCGGCTATGGTGCATCAGGAATGCGCCGGAAAACAGCTTAGGGAGCATTGTCATAGGCATGGAATCCATCTCGTCGATGCGAAAGCCCGCCTCTTCCATTGCCTGAACGGTCTTACGGCTGTATTCAAGGGTATACTTTACACCGTCATACTCAATCTTGATTCTCTTAGCCATGTCCTTCTTCGTCCTCTCTTTCACAGTCGCAGTCTTACACAGAATACTTAGGCAATCGGCTCAATCGGCGTAGACGGCGTGACGATGACGTTCATCTGAACGCGCTCGTTGACGCCACCGCCGGAAATCTGCGGGCGGATATAACCCTTGAAACCGAACTTACCCTTGCTACCGTCCGGGACAGCCGCAGTGCCCTTGCCCGTCGCGCCAAAAAATAGGGCGAGATCATGCTCCGCACCGTCGTTCAACGTCTGAACGGAATCGTAGTCTTCCTTGGTATAATTGCTCTCAAAGGTCATGTTGTCATTACCCTCAATGCCGGGTATGAAGGTCTGCATGTGATCTGAAAGCGTAGTCGTATCAATCGTCTCCGGAGCCTGACCCAGATCAGGGAAGGAGATAATGTCGATCAGCTTTTCGTAAGTCTCACCCGATTTCTTAATCATCAGGTAAGTCTGATAGGTGCTAATAGCCTTCGCCATAAGCATTTCCCCCTTTATTAACGTCTATAGATAACGCCGTCTGCGTCCACAGCACATCGGTATCGAAGCGTCATCTGGTAAATGGAGTTGTAATTTCGATTTCGCGTAACGCTCGTTGACGAGCGGATAAAACCCAAAGCAATGAATGCCTTGTCCACCGCATCGGCGATCCTTCTGCACTCTTGCTTCTTTCCGGCCAGACTGTCTGTGAACACGTCAACCTCATAAAGCAAGTTCGCGAAGCACTCCGAATCGGAGCTGTCCTGAAAGCGCTTGTTCGTAGCGTTGCCGGTTTCGACAATGCTTACAAACGGCAACTGCGGAGGATGCGGGTTATAGGCCGACGCGAAGGTTATGTCCTTCGCAAACTCGTTTTCAGCCATTACGCGATCTACAACGGCGCTGTAGACAGCCGCTTCTACGTCAATCACTTAACGTCCACCTCGCTACATCCGTAATGACTTCACGTCCATACTCAGCCGCGTTGTACATTGGCGCGGCAATCGGTGTGCCGTGCGTAAAGCGCTTCTCACCGTCTCCGTCGATATATACCCATGTGTCTCTTGCGCCCTTTCCTTGGCCATACGTGCCAATGGCGCTCATGCCCATAGATTCAGCCCACGGATGCGGATAGGAGCCGACCGCGCCTGCGCCACCGTTGTAAAACTGGCCTGCGCCAAATTCGATCCACGGAACGCTTTCGCCTCTGGCTACCACACGCGCGGCATCCCCGTCTTCCTCGACGGTAACGTGAACGTCTTTTTCCTGCTCGTAAACAGCGCTGTCAAAGTTTTCCTGTGCTTTGTCGCGAATGGCTTCTGCCGTATTCTGGACGATCTGGCGCTTTTTTTCCTTGAGTTCGTCAAGATAGGCTCCAAGGATCGCGCTCAGGTCATCCAAATGAAACAGATCGACCGTAATTTCTCGGCTCATATGCTCACCGCCCCCGCTGTACGCGCGCAATCTGGCAGGCGCGCCAGTTCAGGCTTCCGGCGATACGGTAGATCACATGGTCATAAGGCGTGTCCGTAGTCCCGTCTTCTTTGAGTACGGGCTTCGTATCGACCCAAAACACACTCATCTCGTCAATCCGACAGTCAGGCGGTAGCGGGTTCAGCGTCATAACATACATGTTCTGCTGTCCGTAGGGCTGGTATTCAACCTTGCCGGACAGGTTGTTATTGGTCAGGCCGGATGTTCCCGATACATTGACCCGCATAGCCCGCACCTTCCCGTAGACAGGCAGGCGTTCTCCGGTTTTGTTTCCGTCGGGGTCTACAATCTCGGTCGTTCCCTCATACAGCGCATACCACACCGTGCGCTTGTTGCGCTCTGCACCGTTTCGCATTACACAACACGCCCCTTTGGCGTGATCTGTTGCAGAAACTCGGCCGGAAGATCCATGTAGCCGCCGAATGAACGACTGATGCCGTTTTCGGAATGCAGGGATTCGCCTTCCATTCCTCGCTTGCCCCAGAGAAACACCGCGATTTCCATTTGTAAATCGAGATAACAGTCTTCAATGACCGCATTCTTCGGTATGCCGAACGGATATTGCCTGTTCAGAATCCGCAAGGCCGCCTGATCAAGGTAGTACGGCAACAGCCTGACCAATTTCGCTTCTTCTTCATCCTGCTCGTTAATGCCGACAAGCATTTTCATCAGGTCAACCTGATCCCCAGTTACGTATCTGCCCACTGTTGCCGTACCTCCTCTCAAACGTCAGTCTTGCGACTTCTGGGCGCTCGTGTTCTCTTAGGCGCTTCTTCCGCGCCATCGCTCACGATCTCACCAAATTCGTTAAGGCTTTCCGCATCAGCGGGATCAATCGTCACCGATTGACCCGCAGAATGGTACTCACCCCCATACCAAACCCAGCAGTTTGGAATGAGCCTCATGCAATCACCTTCAAAACCGCAATCTCATCCATGCGCTCAAAGCTCGGCAGGACGATTTCGGAAGCAATCGTGTTGATGTTGACCGGATGCTCCTCGATGATGCGCGTGACCGCAACGCCGGTGTTCACAATGGACACCTCAGCCTTACCGCTGCCCATCAGGTCGGCCTCTTCCGGGGTCGTGCCGTACCACGTATAGCCCAGGTTGCCATCCGGGATGAGGCACACATAGCCGTCCGGGACGAAAGACTTACTCACGCCGTTCTCGTCCTTGAACATCTTGTCGTACACGATGAAGTCAATGCCGACCATATCACGGAACACGTTGGCGATGTCCGCACGGGTCAGGTAGCTGTAGGATTTGCCGGTGGCCGTCAGGAAACGGTTCTTCACAGCGTCAATCTTCGCCAGCATGTTGAAGGTCGTGTTATTCATAATCGCCGTGGACAGCTTCGCGCCGGTAGCCGCAGCGACGGCGTTCTGTGCCTTCTGGATGTCTTCAAACGGATCGGCAGTCGCGGTAGCAGACCACAGCTTCGTGGTGGTCAGGCCGAAGTAGTTCTTGCTCTTCCAGGCGCCCTCGGGGTCGTAGTCGTAGGCGTACTTCACACCATTAGCCGAGATGTCGATCTTCGCCTCACCGCCCTCCGGGAACAGCAGGCTCATAATCATGCGCTCCGGAACGACGTTCGCACCGTCAATCAGCTCACCCGCGTCGTCGAACACGCGGTCGATGGTCGCGCGCGCATACGGATCACTGGAATCCTGAACGCGCAGAAGCTCCTGACGGTCATGCTCCTTAATTTTGAAACCTTCACGGAAGAACGGCATCTCCGTTTCAATCTTCTCAAAGCCAATTCGGTCACGGAAAGTCGCCTTCGCGTCAAACGCAGACGGCTTGAGCATGACCGGCAGACCCTTGCTACCCTTGAGCCATTTCAGGTCAAGTCCGGCGCGCTTCTTGGCCGGGAACAGGCCGGCGCCGAGGTACGGGATCTTGTTGCTCGCAGTTTCCGTCCAGCGGGCGGCGATAACGTCAGGGGTGAAAAAATCAATAATGTTCATGGCTTACCTCCATCAAATGTTTTCGCGGCAGACGATACCCGGAAGCACGGTCAGAAGGTCGCTGGCGGTATAGCTCACGCCGCTGTGCGTGGTCGCCTTGGTCAGGTTGATAACGCCCTGCACCAGCATTGCGCCGTTCGGGTTACTGGTCGGATCGACGTCATAGAGCAGAATGCCCTGTGCATCGGTCGCCGCAGAAAGCACGGTTCCGTCGGCCTTGACAGGCGTACCCGCTTTCACAACAGTGCTGCCCTTCACGCTGACCGGGAGGGCGACGAAATCATCAGCGGCCAGAATCTCAATCGTGCCGCCATACTGCGTCTTTTCATACTTCATACGGTTTGTTCTCCTTTACTTGATCCTGTACGCATCCACAACCGTAGCCGTTGCCTTGGCAGAAGCCGCCGCCTCGCGGCCCATCTCCTTGGCAAGCGTTACGTTCGCGGATTCCGTCTCTTCCGTACCGCCGCCGGTCGGCGCGTTCATGCGCTTCATGGCCTCGGCGCGGATAGACTTCTCTCGACTGGCGTTGAACGCCGTTTGAAGCTCGAACACCGTTTTCAGATCGCCCTCCGCAAGCGCTTTCGCCGCAGCCGCCGCCTGCGTATTGTCGTAGCCCATGGCAATATACTGCGCGGTATGCTGGGAAATAAGGATTTGCTGGCTCAGCTCTGCGTTCTTGTCCTGCAACTCCTTCAAAGCCGCCGCTGTCTTCTCTTCGGCGCTCATTTTCTCTCGCGCGTCACGCTTTGCCGCCGCAAGCTCAGACGCGGTTTTGTCAAACGTCGCCTTGGCAATCCAGCCCGTCATGTCCAGCTCGTACCCTTCGAGCGCGGCAACCTTTTCCTCCGGGGTCATCTTTTCATAACCCTCGATATTTTTAGTGTTCAGCTTCATATGTCTCCTCCTGCGTTTTAACGTCTTCTCTGACTTAATGTGTTTTAACGTCTTCTCTGACAAAACAAAAGGGCTATAACGAGAACGTTACTCGCTATAGCCCCTGTTGGCTGTTTCCTGCCACCCGGTTGCGGCAGTCAGTTATTCAATTTCGCTCTTATCCCGCAGCTTCCGCGTGATCCTGACCACAACGACGCTGCCCTTTTCGACCTTGAGCTCTACGTTATTCCCCGCCGTCAGTTCGGCGTTCACCGCTTCCAGTGTCTCCGGCATCCTCGACACGTCCACCCTCACCGCTCGTCATCTCCTTTACGGTCTTCTTCTCCATTTCCCAATACCAATCCAAGCCCTGAATCGCGGCTTCCTCCGGGTCGGGGAACAGGCCGCAAACCTGATAGGCTTGTTTCGGATTCACCTTATCGCACCCCAGCAGCATGGTCAGCACGGTTGCCCGCGTGGAGATGTCCTCATAGTTGCGCCGCGTGAAGCGCTCTGTGATGTCGTCCTCGCGCAGATCGAAGCCGTCCTTCACCAGCGCACGGGCGATGCTCAGCGCGGCTTCCACAAACCGCTTATCGCTTCTCGCCCACAGGGTTTCCGTTTCTTTCGCCCTCGCCTCGGCATGCTGCCAGCCGTTGCGGACGATGGTAGAGCCGTTATTCGAGCTGTCAGACGTGTTTCCGTCGCCCGTAGAGGGCATGCCGACAATCGTTAGAATCTTCTTGTACAGGTCGTTTGTAAGCACCTGCTGGTCGGCCTGCTGCAAGTCCACCATGACGCTTTTGATGTTCGGCGTAGCGCCGCCCTTCACGGTTTTAGTGAAGATGAAAGCGCTTGGCTTGTTCTGCAACGCCTTGACCTGGTCATCGTCCAGCGCGATATCGTTAAACCACATCAGGCTTTGGACGTTCTGCGCTGTCGCCTCAATGCGGTTGCTTTCGAGGATGTTCATGTCATCCAGCAAGTCGATGACCGGCTCGAATGCGCCAAGCCTGAACTCGTTATGCACATACTCGACAATCGGGATCACGCCCATCGGGTTAGGCTCTTCCTCGACAGTCGCGTCCGTCATCCGAAAATGCGATTCCGGGGTATACACGTCGTACACCCGGCCAACACCCGTCTTATTCACATACGTCGCAGCGAACACCGGCTCAGAGTTCTTCGCAGAGCTGTTCCTATACGCCACAAACGTTGTCATCGGGTTTAGCGTCGTGATGATGAACGGGCTGTTATCCCCGTTATATGCGCTATTCGGGTATATCATGCGATAACCCAACCCGCATATATGCAGATCATCGGCCAGCTCTTTATCTGTCGCGTTCTTGCCGCTCAGGTGCATGAAGTCGTTAAACTTCTCCACCAGCGTGGACACGCCAGCGCCGTCTTTGCGGCTGACGTATGTGATCGGCGAGCTGAGAAGATAGCTGCTCTTGAACGACACGATCTCGTTTGCGTGGTTCACGACCGTGTTGTACTGGATATCCGGCCTGATCTCTTTGACGCGATCATAGATCGGCTGAATACCGCGCATATAGCCGAACAGGAAATTCTCTTCGGTGGAGTTCATGTCATGCTGCCCCAGCACGCCCGAGACGGCATTTCGGACATTAGCCGCCGTGACGCGCTCAAAATCCGTAACGACTTTTCGCCGCCCGGTGTACTTCTGCATGGACTAGCCCTCCTCCCGATTTTAGTCTCTTCCTAGCTACCATATACAACATATTGTGGTTCATGTCAATAGATACCACAACATTTAGACAAAAAAGTTTTTAGAACAAGCGCTGCATCACTCTTGGCCTATAAGACGTTTCCTCGTCCATACACACCGCCATGCACAGGCTGTCCGGCGCGTCGTCATTCTTGTTTTTGCCGACGATCTTGAAGCTGTACACGTTCTGCATGAAAAGCTGATACGGCTTGCTCCGCTTCCCGTCATCCAAAAAGACCATTCGCTCCCGGATGTCCGGCGCTTTATCGAAAATGCGCTGCGTTTTGCCGCCGGGCGTCCTCTGCGCAACCTTCGTCGTCAGGTTGATCCGCTTTTTGCGCTTGCGCAGAATCTCGTCTATGCCCTCCGCGTAGTCCTCCGTCATCTTCGTCGCTTCCACCTGTAACGCGCCTACGCCGTACTCAATCACCTTATCCGCCACGAGCGCTTGTGTCACACGCTTATCTCCGTTGTCGTACACGACATCGTGCACATACAGCTCATTCCCGTACTTGAAGATGACCGGCATCGCGCAGAAGTCGCCGCCGCCCCAGCTCGGGTCAAGCGCCGCGAAGATGCGATCCGGCTCCCCTTCGGGCAGTACACCGTTATAGTACCTGAAATCGCCAGGGCTGAACACCGCGCCGTCGCGCTCAATCGGCTCGCCCTGATACTGCGCGTTCCAGCTCGCCATGTCGTTATTCCGCTCAAACGACGCTCTGCGCTGCTGGTAGTACGACGTGTCAAAGCCTACGCCGTACTTGTAGTGAAAATTGCTCTCGTCCTTCTCGTTCAAGGCCGGAATGTTGATAATCTTTATCCGCCGCCGCGCAAACTTCGGGTTGTTCAGCACCGTGTCAATGCGCTGGCCAATGGGATCTGTCAGGCTCCACCGCGTTCCGCACCAGAGAATCTTACACCCGCTCTTTGCGCGCGTCAGAAGGTTATTATCCACCTTGCTCCAAGCGGCGGTGAGCCGGTCTTTGCTCATGGCTTCCTCGATGCCGCTGATCAGGTCGTCGCTCATCAGGATGCCGTTGACGTCCACTGCGCCGTTCAGCGTGGAATACAGTGATCTGCACGTCAGAGACGCATACCGCTTCCTGCGGTCGATGTTCAGCGTCTCGTCCTTGCTGTTCGTCGCCACCAGCTCCGCGCCGGGGAATATCTCATGCCATGTGTACGTTACCGGGTCGTTGATGACCTCAAGCACGCCGTTGTAGAACGCGGACGTGATGACGTCGGAGTACGCGCAGTACAGGTTCGCCCGCTCGCTGTTCCGGCCTATCGTCCACGTCATATAGAACATCAGCAGCGACGTTTTGCCTACTCGCGGCGGACAGCTCAAAAACAATTCGTCCAGCTCGTCATCCGCGAGCGCTTGCAGGCTCTCGACAAACGGCTTAATCACTCGCCGCCGGGGCAGATAAAACCGCTCCTCCGGCTTTCTGTTCCATTCCAGATAGACCAGATAGCTGTCAAAGTCCTTCGGCGCCGCCCACAGGTACGTTTGCTTCACCAGCTCATACGCCGCCTCGTCGCCCCGCGTGGCGAGCCGCTGCGCGTAGCTGCGCGCTTTCAGGCACAGCGCCAGATCGTCGGTGTTCCGCGCCATGTCAAACAGCATGCTTATGTTCTTGAGATTTGACAGGTTCGATTTCAAAAGCCTGTCGATGATTCGCGCGTCTTCCATGCCCTGACCTCCTCCGTCGGCATACAAAAACAGGGGCTATGCTTTCATAGCCCCTGTTGGCTGTATCCCTCTGCCCGGTCGCGGAGGTCTTTTTTGTGCTTAATCCCTCGGCAGAATCGCTTCCTGCTGGCCTTCAACCCATTCGCTGTTCTTGCCGTAACGGTAATACCCCTGATAGGTTTTCTTGTTGTTGAGGATGTTTCGTACCGTGCCGAATGTATAGGGCGCGCCGCTTCTCGAACGGTACCCTTCTTCCCCTAACTTATCCGCGATATCCCGCAAGGCCGTTCCCTCAGACTGGAGACTAAAAATCCGACGAACTACTTTTGCTTCGTCAGGGTTTATTATAAGCCGCCCATCCGATACGCGATATCCGACGGGTGCTCGCCCTCCGGCATACCCGCCCTGCCCGGCTTTCTGAATCCGGCCGGCGCTGGTGCGCTTCATAATGTTCTCGCGCTCCATCTCTGCCACGCAGAGCGTGAACGCCTCTAGCATGTTCGCAAACACGCCAAACTGCCCGAAATCCTCCGCGATTGAGATCAGCTCAATGCCCTTCATCTTGAGCTGCATTTTGTAATAGTAATACACGTTGATGTCTCGGGCGATGCGGTCTGACTTGGCTACGATCACCGCTTCAATCGGCGGGTTCTGCACGTCGCCGTACACAATCCGGTCAAACTCCGGCCTGTCCATCTTCGCGCCGCTCTTCGCCTCGTCCTTGTACTCGTGAACGAGCTGCATGTCGTTCCTGCGGCAGTATTCCGCAATCTGCGCGCGCTGCGCGTCGATGCCGAACTTGTCCTCTCCAACCTGTCCTTCGGTGGATACCCGGATATAGCTCACTACGTTTTTCACGGCTGTCGTCCTCCCCCAGTGATGGCTTGTGTCTTTACGACCTTAGTATACACCCATGTGCCGATATTGTCAATAGGTAAAGACACGTTTTTATTTTTTGCGGGTATTCGGGGGATTACCCCCGCGCCTTTCGACCGTCCCCCTCAATACCCCCGCCCCGGGATGCATCCAGGCGCGCTGATCCCATCAGGCCGGGCGGATCGTATGCCCCGCGCAAGTGGCCGCCGCCGTGAAGAGTGGGCGCGGCGGACTGAAAAAAGGAAAAATGTGCCTATAATCATGATAAAAGACTTGACATGTGCCTATAATCGCGGTATACTATAGGCACAAAAGGCACAAGACCAGCAAGACGAAAGGAGATCATTATATGACCACTTGCCGCAAACCCGCCCACCTTGACGCTATTATAAGGCGCGTCCACCGTTGGGGCGAATACTTCACCCGCCGTTATTATTACACGACACGAGAAGCGTACACCCCCGACATTGACGCCGACCGGTATTACCTAGGTTATCACCTCATCCGCATTGAGCGGGACGCACTAGGCACCACCCGCGTACTAGACCCCGACGAATGGCAACTCGTCGCCGTCCTGTACTGACAACGACAACGACAACGACAACGACAACGACAACGACGAAAGGGGATCATATTATGGAATTTAACACGATTTACAAGGGCGGCCGCCCGCGGTATTTTTTCATCCTGCTTGAGCGGCCGGATGAATGGGAATTCCTTCGACCGTACTATCTGACGACCACCAGCGACCGCCCGCGCGCCGGGCGCATCCTTGAGATGGATTGTCTGTTCAGCGGGCGCGTTTGGAGCGGCCGCGCGTCCCATGGGTATGGGTATGCATGCAGCGCCGACGTGTACGGCACATTGATCAACCTAATTCACAAGCTTCACGGCAATCGGCTATCTGCCGCCGCCGTGAAGGAGCTTGACGCGGTCAACACACACGAGGATCGACTCGTGCTGTCCGACGCAACCTTACAGGAGTTAGCGACGCTCAACGCCGCCGAATTCGCCCGCC